GGTTTACCCCCATCCATCCGACACGTAGTAGGTCGCTATGTGTTAAGAGATTGTAACCTTTCAATAGAGAGCCTTACCAATGAATCATTCAATTGATAACTCTTACTTCACATATGGCTACTTAACTTGTGTTATTCCTAAATCCACAGCAGTACCAATACTGCGCTGTATCCAACATTGGGTAAAGCACCGTGGTGTAGAATGGACTGTTGGAAGGTTGAAAGACCTAAAGACACAATATTTACATTACATCTCTGGATCTGGTGTTACATTAGTAGCATCACATAAGGATCGCACTCCAAAAGGGTGTTTTAGGTCCTTGTGGGGAATGGATTCTGTAAAGGTATTAAGAGTATTGAATATATATACCTCCGTTGTTTTACCAAAATCAACGGCAAAACAGAGGCATAAATTCACTAGTGCCCTCAAGACTGGTGATTGGAATTTGTGCTATCCAATGACAAACTGTGGGATACGCCTACGTAGGCAAAATTATTATTATTCCCATCCGTTTAATTGGATCCGATCTTCTACTCGTCGTGCCCCTATTTTGGAGCGGGGAATGTGTATTAAGACTATGAATGAGTGTGACATGTCTTTTCAGAATGTCTTAGACACTATCAATAGTCCCATAATGTCTGCCCACGTGGGCAAACATCTTAAGGAATATTCAAAAGCTCTTTATTTGAAAGAGCATGTCCTTAAGGAATCCCTTTACAAGTGTGATCAGCCCCGTTCACCAGTTGAATTCCAGTATTTTCCAGTTGGAAAAATTGGTGAAATTCAAGAGAAAGGTGCGAAATTACGTACTATTGCAAATCCTTTTCGCCATCTACAGATGGTGTTATACCCATTAGGGCATGCACTACTAGATGTTCTCAGGGAGTTACCCTGGGATTGTACTTTCGAACAGCAAAAAGGGGTCCAATTTGTTATTAATAGTTTACTGAATGGTAAAACAGTATACTCCCTTGATTTAGCTAACGCTACAGACTTGTTTCCGTTAAAATTACAACGGGAAGTCGTCTCCAGCATTATAACCGCTAGCGATACCGAAAGGCCAAGAATCCTGAGTAGGAATTCCCTAGCTTCTTATGTGCATACAGATGACGCACCGGCGGATCTTTTAGCGGGACTCGACATCTTTTGTGATATCGCAAGAGGTGACTGGTCTTACCAGACTGGTTTTGTTAATTGGACTAAGGGACAACCACTAGGGCTCTATCCCTCTTTTGCAATGTTTGCATTGACACATGGTATTCTCGTTAGAAATATTGAGAAGAAACTGGGTGTCACAAACACATTCAGGGTTCTTGGTGACGATATTGTTATTAATGATCCTGATGTAGCACGACACTATCGAGAAGATATGGAATACTTAGGATGTAAATTTTCCGAAGCTAAATGCTTGGTTTCAAATACCATAGGAGAGTTTGCAGGTATGGTTATATCAAAACATGGTATAATTCCTGCCACCAAATACCGTCCTTACAATGTGACGGATACTTTGGGACCCTTAGTATCTTTAGGTTTGAAGGGTAGTAAGTTTGTACCCCCAAGTCTTCGAAGGAAGGTGCTCGCATTAGCGAGTGCTCCAGAACCCGTTGGTTTGGGCCTAAATCCTAACGGAGATAGCCTAGATAAGCGGATGCCATTAGAACTAATCTCCTGGTGGTACTCTTTCGATAAGTGTATACCTAGCGACTATAAGGTGTCAGTGTCCGATAGAAATATCGAACTGGTGTCTTTCTGGTCCAATACAGTCTTAGAATATAATGAGCAAATTCGCTCGTATGTTCCTAAGAGAATCTGTAGAGAGACCCCTTTTCCCCTCGACAGAAGGGAAATTGTACCTGATCGATTGATTATCGATCATGTCAAGGCAGTCAACACATCCAGGGTTTTTCCCGAAGATGTTAAGTTGGACATTCCTGACTATACTCCAGTCCCTACAAGGGGAAGAGTACCGGTTAAGGACGCTTTGCGCGCAGGTATTAAAATATTAAAGATATACTACAAGAGTATAAGTAGCAAAGTGAAGATAGATCTTTGATCTATGACTCCATCTGCCAAGGTGGGG